GCGAGATAATCGAAGATAGAGTTATCTCCGCCTGTCGTCCAGTTTATGTCGCTCAGATTAGTGTATGGGCTTGCCTGTGAGCCATCCCCACCTGATACGCCATCTATATATATATCAGGAAAATCTACTTGATCTGCCATTTTCTCTCCTGTTAATTTTGTGACATGCGTTGAAACTGATGCCACCCACCTCCATACTGAACAGCCCCACCCTCAGTATAGACCAAACTTGCGGCTGCCCCCGTCATTATATAAGTCCCACCGTCACAGGCTATCTTCTTATGATGCTTCGGTGCTAGGGCAGCACCAGTTACCGCATACGTACCTGCTGCACACGATAGTTTCTTATCATGCCTTGGTGCCAATGCCGCACCCGTCACGGCATATGTTCCTGCCACACACCCAAGTTTCTTATTGTGTTTCGGCGCGAGTGCCGCGCCTGTGACAGCGTAAGTCCCTGCGGTACAGGCAATCTTTTTATCATGCTTTGGTGCTAGGGCTGCGCCTGTTATTGCATATGTTCCAGCATCACATTCCAGCGTGTAAGTTGGACCACCAGCTGCCACATAGTCAACCTCAATCATCACGTTGACCCAGTACGGGTCAGGGTTGGCATCGCCAGAATGACCGAGCCTTATCTTGAGTGCGTCTACTTCTGCATCATCCCATGTGCCGGACGGCTCTGTGATTACTGCACTTTTATAAAATACGGTTTCCTCTGAATAGTCTTGCTGTGTTGTGGAGTCACCCCAGATAGCCGTTTCTGTTGCCTCGGAGTCTACCGTATAGCAAGCACCTTCATTGGCGGCAGCTGTTGCAGAATAGTATGCCAGTACACCCATCGCCCCGTTCACAGAGCTGGCACTTATATCGGGGAAGGTCACTTCTACATATGCTGTATCATCATTCGTTTCCTGCTGGATATGGTCTGTAGTATCGGAAAGCGGAACGCTGTCGAGGTGGGTGTAGGCATAATGTGTAGAACCGTCAATCACGTTACTGTCATTGTCCTGTATATCACCACCGGCATTATTATGTGTACCGTCCGCATCGGGGCTTAATCCTATGACCTCACCCGCTCCTATGGGATAATCGCCAGGAGTGAGGGATAGGATAATGTCGTCCCAATACATTTTTCGTGTATTAGAGTCTGGACAATATGGACGGAAAACTACACTCGTAAAAAGCGTATCTGCCGCCCTTGTCGCTGAGTGCTGTGCCGCCGTTCCGCTCTGCCCGTCCTCTGCAACGGTAAAATCAACGATGTTCGGATTGGACGAAACATCAAGGTGGAAATCTACCCGATACCATGTTTCAGTTGACAAGACTTCATTATTCCACGTTATGCTCACCCCAGTAATATAGCATCCGATTTTATGCGTAGCCGGACTGTAATCAAAATAGCAATCACCTATTCCCAACGGTATATACAGAAATGTTTCCTCTGCACTCGGTTCTGTATCCCATCTAACGTAGAATCTCCCGACTAAATCCGTTTCACTTGCTGGAGGACTATACGGGGCATAAAAGCCACACGCCGCATCACCGCCCGTTGTATCAAACTCAAGGGCATAATTACCGCTTCTCTTTACTGTGCCTTGGACAGATGCAGACCCGACAATTCCCCCTGTTAGCCCACCACCGTTAGTAGACGCAACGCCATGCTCAAATCCAGTTATCCAAACAGGTGTTGCCATATCTTACTCGAAAATAAAGTTCCCCGACCCTGCACCGCAATAGTACGGAGGCCAAAGCACTAGAACATCCCTGTGATTCCCATCGTCACAAACCGCAAACGGATACCGCCTTAACCCATCTGGCGATATAATCATCCTCCCCTTGACGCTATCCAAATGGTCACACTGAGCATCCTTGAAATACAGATTCTTCTCTGCCGCTGTCGGTGCTTCATGTGTAAACCCCGCCTCAGTCATAACGGCTATCAGCGTTTTTAAGTCACTGCACGATAGCCATGTATCGCTTATCTCAGGCGGAGGCCATGACGGGGCAGTAGGTGGTGGCCAATTAACGGGCATTATCCCCCCAAATCTTGTCCTATAACCCCGAACACTCCAGGGTCTAAAACCAACCTGCGATGCCTACACCCACACTTGCTACATTCCTCGATAATCAAGTCAGACCTATCGCTGGGGACAGGCACACGATTAGCCATGTCCTGACAACATGGCTTTATCTTCCGCTTTTTCTTCATCATGCAAGTGTGAACAGGTTCGTGAAATCAACTGCAAAAGATTCGTTCTCTGCCACCGTAAAGGCAGACCCGTAATCCCACCAACACACAAGAATGTCAGAAGCATGTGTGTCATCATATACCACAACGTACCTAGCTTCCTCTAAACCACCGCCCGTTGCCGTCCATGTGACATCGACAGCAGCACACGTTCCTGTGCCTGAAGCCTCAGAATACGTATTCGTTATATCGGCAGCAGCGTAGTTATTCTCCTCGGTAATACCTACCAAGTCGCCAACCACATCATCGGCAGATGCCGATGGTGCGCTGTTGGTGAGGTAAACCGTGAAAGTGTGTGTATTGCAATCAACGGTACCCGTGCCTAAATATCCTACAAACCCCTCGAACTTGTTATAGGCAGCCATTATTCACTCTCCAATTCATCAAATTTAGCCATAAGTGTTTGAAACAACTCCAGGCTGTCATCACTCCTTTTCTGCACATCATAAGTAGCACCCCTGAACTTAAACGGGTGACTCTTACCGTGCCGCCAACCATCATGGGCATGTTTCTTTTTATAGCGATTCACCTCATTATATTCTTTTCTATCAACAAGTGTTCCATAAAAAGCATTGATTAATCCTTCCCGCCCCTTCTCAGCTTGTCGTTTATTCCTTATGCGTTGTGCTGCTTCTTCCATGGAGGGTGGTTCTGCTTGCCTAGCTTTTTCAAGGATTTCTTTTTGCTTTACTTGGATTTCCTTCTTAACCGGATCTTCCTCAATCCCAAATAATTTATTCCACCATGTTTTTATACTCATATTATCCTCACATATATCCTAGGATTTCAAGCCTCTTTTTTATTTCCTCGTTTTCCTTTTCCCACTCACTTTTGGGGGGTAGGTACAAGCCAAAACCATCCCTGAACTTATCAATCGTTCTTGCCAAATAAGCCGTATCATCTGGAATAAAGAACTTATACATCACATGGCACCTTGGGCATTTATACGCCATGTTGTTTACGCCCTCATTGATACGACCAACCCTGCCACGATGGGGCAGTATCTCCGTGTAGCGAAGCATCATCTTCGAGCCACAATGCCCACAGATAATAGGGAACGTGGGCGAATGGGCATATATATCATTGGTCTGTACCCACTTATCACCTAGATTACATTTCTTCTTGAGTAGACCCAGGTATTGTTTTATGCGGGAGAAATTTAAGCCTTCTCTGAATAAACTCATAATGCTCCTTTGAAATTGCTACCCCGAACAGGTTGATGTGCCCACACTCTGGGCACCACAAAACTATGTCTAGGGCGTGGCTGTTCTTTTTGTTTGTACCATCGTTTATGGCGAACCTCTGTGGAAACGCCTTCCAGAACTCCATTCCACGTTTACAGAACGGGCATTGAGGCGTGAACAGGCATTTAAGCCCTGTCGTGACTTTCTCATCACCTGCCCATAACCTATAAGGCATATCGTCGAAATTCATAATTCCCTATACCAGATACTATTCACTAATTTTATATCGTCAAACTTCTCGTCTACCGCCCGTTTTACTCCAGGCGACAGAGTATCGCCATAGTCGTGCCCGCTGATAATCCTTGTCGTCTTTGGCAGCCATGCCTCTATATCAGACTTCACAGCCTCATAGCTGTGGTCCGCATCTATAAACACCATGTCTACTGGTGCGGTAAACATCGTGACCGCCCTCAGACTGGGCATCTTGAAAATCACCAGATGGTCAAACTCCATCGTATTATACACAAACTCGCTGTACCCCTGAGTGCCACCATGCCACGGGTCTACAGCAAATACAAAACCCTTGCACCCTCTGAGTAACGCTATCGTTGAACGCCCCTTCCATGCGCCTATCTCGACAACCGTATTCATATTGTGTGCCGTATCGTGAAGCCATTCGAGTTCGTCGAGATCCATCCACCCCTCTATCGGGCTGACTTCCAGATCCCCCATGCGTTCAAGCCTGTCTACCACAGCCTTCTTCTCACGTTTGCCTAGAGATTCAAATATTGACTCACCCTGCAAAGGTTTTCTCCCCTACCCCCAAGTGACCATACTGTAAATCAATATCCGCCCATACCTCGATACCAGCCTGTTTGCACTTGAGGTAAAACGATATATCCTCACCACACCCTTGATATGTCGCGTCTGTGTGCCTCTTGAAATAAGGATACTCCAACTTATCGAACACCTTAGAGTTTATCAGGACTCCGCCCATGCCCATACCATCAATCTTGGTTAGCCCTTTCTTCCCTTTTAACGAGTCCCATATTTTGACCTGACCATCGTAGTCCCATATCATCGGGGTGCCCGTCTCTTTCCTTGGCGTTATTCCGCCAACGATGTCCTTGTCATAGTTAAGAAGGATGTCTACGGTATTGTACGGGTAGGTCTGGTCATCGTCCAAGAATAGCACATAGTCGGCATCCATCTTTAACGCCTCTTGTATCAGCGCATCCCTGTTAGCGTCTATATACGGACCATAGATAGAAGCCATCGACAGGTCGTATTTACCGCGAGAGAACGCAAACATCTTTGACCATGATATAAAAAACTGCACATAGACCGTTTCTCTGGCAAACGGGATACACGCTACGATATGTCTGGATTGTCCCATCTTATTCCTATCTCTACCTGCGCCATATGCTTGTAAAGCAGGTCATAGTCGCACCAAACGTCTATGCCAGCCTTCTCACAATGCTTGTAGAACACAACGTCCTCACCCGACTCTCGCCCCTTGACTGGGTCCCATGACATCTGAAAGAACGGTGGCTTCAGTAGTTCCCTGTAAACCTTGGGGTCTACCATGACACCCCCCATACCCATACCGCTAACCTTCTGTATTCCGTGCAGGTGGTTGTTCTTGCTACGCCACTGGAACAGGTATTTCTTATGCTCTATGAAGTCATAGACCATAGGTTGCCCTGTGCCCCTGTGTGGGGTCACGCCACCTACCACAAGTTTCCCGTCATCAATATGCTTCATCAGCTTTTCGGGCGTTTCAGCAGGATACCTCTGGTCGGCATCCAACCACAGGATGTAATCTGGTCGCCCTGCTAGTGCCTGTTTAACGAGAAGGTCACGTAGCGAGTCCAGATAGGGCGATCGTGTAGCCACCATGCGTATCCTGTACCGCCCGTTGGCATAGTCGGTCATGTTCGTCCAACTGTCCAGAAAACAGGCAGGTACAAAATCCCAGCTCAACGGTACTAAACATACGACTTCTTTCATTTTTTGGCAGGTAGATACACCGCAATTACAATCTGTTTTTTTCTTACCGTCCGAGAGCAGTTCGGGCATTTAACCTTTTCTCCTATAGGATGAAATATCGTACCCTTTATCGAACTCAGGTCTATCGGAAAGCAGTAGACACAATATTTATCCACCAAGATGTATCGCTATCCAATCTACCGTCACGCTTTCTGCTGTCTGTCCCTTGTCCTCGTATGTGTTCACGGTGAACCCTGTCGTAGCCTTGCTCGTATAGGTAGCCATCACAGCATCGCTAGGGTCTTGTGGCGTTAGGGAGATGTAATAACTCGTGTCGGCAAAAGCACTACCGAATGTCACACCTGCCGTACCGCCACCCCCTGTCGTCACAGAACCCGCCTTGATAACTTGACTTCCACCACCCGCATGAGAGTGGAGGGAAGTTTGACTTCCCCCAACTAACTCACTGTGAGCTACTTGCTCCGATGTTAATGCCATTTAGACTGCAACGTCGTCGTACTCGATGTCCAATTTACCCGTCGAATCCCTGTGGATGTTCTTCACCGCGAACTCTCCAGCAGCGGGAGCGGTCTTAACGATGTTAAGGTCGTCCTGACTCAACGCACTCTCTCTCGTGATAGCAGCTGTCGCTGCATTAATCTTACCGACAATCTCATCATCGGTATAAGCCGCTGCGTTCGGGTCTAATTGCATACTTTGAATCGCCATATTATTCTCCTAAGTCACGGGTGTATCATCGTACTCCACTACCAGCCGACCCGTATCTGGGTCAACATAGAGGTTCGTAACCTGATACTTCCCTGTTGGCGGTGCGACAGTTAATCCGTCAGTTGTCTGCACCGTTCCCACATCTACATTTACAACCAACTCCCTATTGTTGAATGTAAAAGCCATTTTAATCCTTTATACTTGCGTTAAGGGCGAATGAGAAAACGGGGTCTACCCCAGTCACCGCCCACGCACACGCTATGTAAGAACCGAGACCGTTGATTATATACGTTATATCAGTCCCGATTGCCGATTTTGAATCAAAGTTCCCTATGATAAACCACTTACCACTGATTGAATCCTGTGTCATCAGATACACTATAAGCCCTGGGGTATTCCCCTGAACGTCTGTGACATCCAGAAACAGAACGACCTCTCCTGCACTCTTGACGTTAATCGGAGTAGAGTATGAGTTCCCATTGGTCGTAACCGTGCCACTGTATATCTGAAGGTCCTCAGTCCTCATCTCTCTGCATCCCACTCAGCATACGATTGAGTAAACTCAGACCCAATCCTAACATACCCAACAGCTACCGTTATGTTTGCAACGGCATCTGTAACCATTTCTACCCGTGCATTACGCCACCCAGCCCATCTCCCGACAAATGGTATCGCATAATTCGCAGGTGCATCTGTAAGCGGCACTACAATGATGTTGATTGTATTCGTTCCATCGGTAAACCGTACTGTCAGAGTCCCTGCTTTTTTCTCACCACTAATAAGTATATCTGTCAGGGCTATAGCATTTCCGCTTGTGGGTTGTACGAGTATTGTCGTACCTGCCGTTGTTCTAGTGGCTGCATTGAAATGCGAGTATAGTTTACACGGTGTCGAAGTAACAAGAATATGTCCAAATGGGGTATGAGCTATTTCAGCTTCAGTCCCATCTTTAGCGTGGGTAAGATTTACTTTAAGCATTAAACATCATACGGTTTGTAATATCCCCAAATTGTAGCCTCAAAAGCTGCCGAATCAGCAATAACATCAACTGCTATCGAATCATGGTATCCTAGTATAACCGAGTTCCTGAACGATAGGTCTAAGCCAAACTGGTCGCCAGTCAACTCATTCGAATGTGTGGTTAAAAACACATTCGTTGCTGCAAAGGTATTCACTGTTTCATTAGCAAAGCAAGTCGCCAATGCTATCTCACTCGATGTCCTATTAAAATTCAATCCAGTCACAGCAGTACCATCAAAAGCAGCATACGCAGGATAATGAAATTTAAACTGCGTGGGTACGTCAGAATACATATAAACCATATCAATATGCAGTCTCCTGTTCGGGTCAGTATTACACAGCAAGAGAGCTGTAGCCCCAGCACCCAAATCTTCAGTTACGGCTGTCCATGAATATGCGTTTCCCGACTCCGCTGCGAAGTGCATCTCGCTCTCTGACGTAGCAAACGTGTATAACCTGTTCTGGCTATCTACCTTCGCCTTATAGCTATTACCTGTCCCTCCCTCTATTTGCATCTAATCCTCCAAAATATCTTCTTCTTTTACTTCCTCATCTGTCACAAGCGACAGGTGAGTTACCATCTTTTTCAGTTGGAAAATAACATTCTCCAACTGGTTCTTGCGGTCACGGGCTGATTCTTCCAAAGAAGCCATATTCGATGACGAATCACCATTTGCCCCCAACCTGTTATGTAAATGAAATGTGCTCATTTCAGTTTCATCCTTATCCACCACCAAACACGCCTCCACAGAGGCGGTCTAGGTATCCATATCCTGAAGGACAGCGTGTGTCCCTTTAAGCGGTTATGCGTTCTCAGTGTCATGGTTTCAGGTAGACATTCAGAGAGAATGTCGCACTCCCCGTAGTCTCGTACTCGATGGCAAGTTGCTCTCCAATCCCATAATCGACAAACCCCTCGTCTGTGCCGAGTGTGCTTTTGGTGTCGAATGTGGCTAGTTTGTGCCACTCCCCTGAACGGGAATCCTTGGTCTGTATCTCTATATCAAGATTACCAGAGATAGCCGTGATATTGAGAAAGAAAATGGCTTCTTTAGACCAGCGACATCTTACTGGAGTAGAGTGTGTGTTTCCGCTTGCTGTGATACTGCCGTCGAAAATGACCTGAGAATGGGGTACTTCCGTCATTTCACATACTTCGTGATGAGGTCTACATCTTCTTGTAGTTTATCTACCTTTGCCACATACCCTGCCGTTGTCCTTAGAACGTCGGCTAACATAGCCGTGTTTGTGGAGATCATCTTCTCTAACGCCTCGATAGATTCTATAATAGTATCCATCGGTGGCACAAAGACAATATCGTCAGGAAGTTTATCTCTTATCATACTCGGACTTTACTTTGCGAATATCAGCATCCCTAAAGAAACGAGAAGCCCTTTCCCCATACTTGTCTTTTACTTTCCGCTCTAAGAACTTACACTTATCCAGTTGCTCCTCAGACAAGCCACCGTGTCCACCCCATTCTTTCTTTAGTATCTCGGTTTGTTCTGAGCGGTTTTTACCTATCCTTTTGCCTGGAATAATGATGTTAGCCAAAAATGCCCTCCATGAGAAAGTGGGGGAGAGTTTCCCCCTCCCCCGTATATCAACTAAAATCTATTCAAGTCTATCAAGTAACAGCGTCTACTGACCAATTCCCTACCGTAGAAAGACCATTAGCCGTAATAAGATTAGCTACAGTCGCATCGTCATCACCGAAAAAGTTGTGAGCGATTATTCCAGTCGCAGCAGTGTGGCAATAGATGTACTTGTTGGTTCCACCAGTTGGAAGTGCGTGCGTAAAGTAGTTATTGTGGATATTAATCATATCGCAGTCAGCGATATAAATATCACAATCAACTTCAGCAGCAGTAGCAGTAACAAAGTGATTCCATCCAATCTCAATGCCATCAGGTACTTGTTCATTCGAGCTAATCAAAATTCCAGCACCCTTGTGGAATGTGTTACCGAGAACTGTCGCCCACATTACACTGTCTATGCTAAGAGCAGTGTAACTCGAAAATCTGAACATACAGTTAGAAACAGTATTTCCACAAGCATATCCGCCAGTAGAGGTCTGTCCGTCTAACTCCACGCACTCACTTGAAGTACTAGCCCCATCATGGAATGATAGGTTTTCAATTAGTGTCCAAGGTGCATTTATCTTGAGAGTCGGAGTAGCCGTTGCAGTTGCAGTTCCTCGCCAATACGTATAAAACTGAGAACCTTGACCTCTCCCATAGCCAGTACCAATTATCGCTAATCCATGTTGCGTCGAAGCAATCGTAGAATTGGTGGTACTTTCTGGAAGAATGTAATTCGGATCAAAGTTTGCGGTATTGGGTGACCGTGGCCTGATATAAATAATATCATTTGCGGCTGCGGCCGTGATTGCATCATCGGGGTATTTAAAAGCCTTTCCAGGTTCATTCCCAGGTCCACCTTTAGTTCCGTTGTCGTAGTCAACAAACCATGTCTTTTCACCCCACATCCCAAGATACGGGTTTCCGCTAACGGGTTGTCCACCTAAGTGTGTAAATCTATCAGGAACTCCACTCATTTTGTTCCCTCCTTACCCGTCGCCCAAGTATAACAACCTCGGGTCGTCGAAACCGTACTTGAAGTATTGGTCTGAACTTACAACCGTGTCCCTCGAATTATCGGGGGCAGGATACACTAACTTGTCAGGCTCTTTCAACGTGTAGCAGAAGAAACCATATTTCGGATGATTCCTCGCAATCACAAACCACGTAGTCGTCGCTGTAAGTCTGTGATACACAAAAGGAGTCAATTCGCCCTCAATGGCGTTCTTCGTGTTACTCATCTCCCACGGTTTGTTCTTACTGTGTAAGAGTTCATCCGCGTCCTGCCTCAGAGTTCTGTTCACTACGAGAGTGTCCGGAGTGGCGGTAAAAATGTTACCCTGGTCATCATAAAGATAATCAAAGTATTGTAACGCCGCTTCCAAAGAAGTCTGTGCTAGTGCCGTATCACCGTAGTTGTCGTAAGTCGTGGGCGTAGCGTCCAAACAGGTATGAGAGTTAGTGGCGGCAGCCAAGCCGTCAAACCCGTCTGCATAGGTCGTGGATGTCAAGTTGTTAAACATCTTGGCAATCTCAACGTCCTTACCTTCCTTCATCACCCTGCTCAAAGATTTCGTCCATCGTTCCATGGCGTCAATCTTATTAGTCAGCTTTGCCCGTTCTGTAATCCTAAATCCCGTACCATAGGCTACCTGAGTGTAATCTTTTACACCGTCGAACTTAGGCGACTGAATAGGAATCTCAGCCCCCTGTGCAACCTCACCAGGATAATCCAGTCCGGCAAACCTACCCCGCCTTTCATAGTCGTCATTAGTTTTCAAAGGTTTCGCAACCCTCTCCCACTCGACCATAGGCGGATGGTCTGTACTGTCGAACCAAACATCAACCAGTGTCTTTAGGGTATCCTTATTGACACTTGTATCCCAATCTGTCCTAATTATGCCAGCCATCCTTATCCTCCCATCCTACCGATAATCACATCAGAACAGAACTTCACATGAACTCGTCCACCTGCTCCTGTAGTCGCACCATCTCTAGTATCGAGATTTTGAATCCTAACCTGTGGGGTTGTGGTATCGCCAAGATCAACAGCCTGGCTACCCGTGGTCCAGTTGATTCCGTAATCTTCTCCAACCTGGGTCACGGCGGTAGTCGTGTCAGCCTGCATAATCCAAATAGTATCAGGTGTAATCACCTGTATTGGGATAGTCGCGTTTCCTGTAGTAACGTTGGTCGAGGCTTTGAGTGCCACACCGAAAACTCCATCATCAGCACCGATAGTGGCATAGCCACCACTCAATGTAACGATTTCGTTAGCAGCGAAGCTCGCAGAGTCTATCTCCAGAACTTCAACCACATCCGGTACGGGACCAATGCCTGCCCATTCGCATCCCATTGTCATCGTATCTTTCCTCTAGTACACGATGCTAGATGCTACATTCCGTATCGTTCAAACTCCTTGCGAGTCTTTTCTTCCTTGTCGTCAATCCACTCATCGGGGATGTCGGCACCCTCTTGTTTCATCTCCCCCTTGAACGTGCTTTTCATGCTTCTGCCCATCCGTTCCGCTAAGTCTGATGCCTCTCTCCGCTTCTGCATGTGCTTCCCTATAGGAATTTTTACGCAAACCAGATCCCCCCTGACGTACTTACCCTCCGCGTCCGGAACCCATCCATCGGGCCAGTAATCATCACCAACGGTGAGGAGTTCGGCACCGAACTCAAGTTTCCATTCATACAGAGTAGCAAACGGTCTGGGGTAATCCTGTTCGGAATATTTACACCATTTGATTTTGTAGGGGTGGATAATGCCTTCCTTGAAATCCTTGTTCTTATACATGACTTTCTTATCGAAGTAATACTCGCCCATTTTCGGGTTCGATTTCCTTCTGTCCCACTCTGAACGTTTAAGGTCAACTATTGGATACATTTCTACCTCCCCTCCCGCAATCTTTTCTCGTGTACTCGTTTTTCTAATTGTTCTTTCGTTATGCCATGACGTCTTGCGTTCTCGATGAACGCAGCCGTCAAGTCATCACCCTCCAATGGAGGGATTTCATCTTCCTCGCTAGGCGGTGAACCGCCACTAGGCGTTTCGTTAGGCGTAGTGCTCAGACCCGCCGGAGGCACAGTAGGCATCTTGAATCCTGTCTTTGGTCCTTTCAGAATCCATGCAGCACCTATCCAGGCGTTGGGGTCGCTCAATATAGCAGGGTTGGTCGTTCCCGACTGTACCCCTCCATACATCGCTTGGTCCAACTCGGCATCCGTGATGCCATCAAAGGCATCAGGATTCTGCATCCTCGCAATAGTCTTTGCCATCGGTGCCTGCTGATACGCCGACTGATACATCAGTCTAGCCTCCCTCTGACTAACAAGCTGCTCGAAAGTCTCCGTAGGCTTATCAAACCACTGTTCGTCATAGTTGGGCTTCTGCTGTTGTTGCTGTGGAACCTGTTGTTGCCGTAGGGCGTTCTGGTCATACCACAGTTTGTAGGCGTTCAGTTCTTCCGACTTCTTCCTTTCGTCACCTAGTTCTTGCTTAAACCGTCCCAGTTCGGACTCCATACTCTTTAGTTTTTCAACTAACTCAGCCGCATCCGGTCCTGCCTCTTTCGAGGAACCATCGTCGGCTGTTTGAACCTCAGAGACCTCTGTATCAGGCGTGCTCGTAGGTTCTTTCGGTTTCTCAACCGTATCTGCCATCATCAACTCCCCTTGAGGGACCACTCTACGTGGCATACCCTCTATTCGTCGAGTTCCTGCCGAATCTCTGACAAGAATCGGTCAGGATATTCCATGAAGCGATTAAACGCTTCGTAGATTCCTTGGTCAAAACATTTACGCTCGTGCGTGTGTGAAAACCCACGCCCAAGCTGTTGATGCAAATGGGTGTTCCGCTCCTTCTTTATCATCTCCCAGAAACCATGCCAAAACTCGTTATCGAGTATCTTGGTATAGTCGCTAAGCTGTCGTTGGCGGACCGCCCTGTCCACCTGGTGCTCCAACCTGCCCTCCTTGCATCTGTGCCTGCTGTGCTGGCGACGGTATCAACATCGACTGCATATCTATGTCGTCCAAATCAGGCACTAATTCGTCCGCATCCAGATTACCAAAGTCTCTGACTATACGCTTCAATAACTTTGACCCTATGGTTATCACCTTGGCAATAAACTGTTGCATACCTGGCGACAACATAGGCATAGCCTGTAGCATACCCGCCATCTTCGTAAAGTAATCCGAAAGCATCTGGTACAGCGTGAGGTCGATCTCACGCTGAATCTCTGTATTCAAAACCTCAGACGATGCCATCAATTCGACCTGAATAGCATCCCTGATATATCCCATCTTCGATAAATCTACCGACTGCTTGGCGAATGTATCCTCCCCGTTCTGTCCCTTAACGGGTATCTTATACGTATACACGGGTGAATACTGAGCCATCATCTCTACCGCCCGCATCCCCGTTTCACCAAGGTCGTACCTCGTGTTCTCTATACCCTGCTTAATCCCCTTGTAGACCTCTTGTATCAACGCCAGAGTGTCCCGTGCGACGGGACGCTCGGCTGTGTTCTGCCCCATCAATAACTGACTCACACCGCTCGCATACTGGGCAAACTGCATGATGGATGCCTCCATCCTCTCAGTCCCAGGATACGTGTCATGGAACGCCAACTCCTGAAAGTCGTCCATCTCATCAACGTCGATAATCATGCCTGGTCGTACATGCTGTACATTCTTGGCAAGTGAGTTAGACCTGCGTAAGAACACGGGTGCGTTAATCTGGTTCAATCTGTCCACACGCTGATTGAACATCGTGTCCATCAGTTCCTGTAGCTGTTCCAAGATACCGCAGATACCCTCGCCATCGAGCGAGTATTCTATCGGCTTGAACACGAATGTCTGTATCGGGCGGTATCCGTAAAAGCAGTCGTTATACCATGCGTTTAGCACAGTCCCCGTTTTCAGGTGGTAGCTCACCTTTATATCGTCTACCTCGCCATCGCCGTCCACATCATACTTCAGCCAGCAAACATGGACGTCTATATCTTCATATCGTTCCTTATAGTCTTTGTTCGAGTCTTTAATCCGTTTCTGCTTCGTCTCATCGAGTTCGTCACCGAGGAGAATCGCCTGTTCCTCCTCCTTGGAAATCGGATACATGCGGTCCCCTTGAGGGTTTTTATACCTGACTCGTCTTTTGAACTCATGGTTGGGCATCCTTACTATGTAACCTGCTATAGCCGCCTTCTCTATCTCGTCAGCCTCCGAGGATGAGAACAGATCCACCCTGTCGATAGGGTGTACCTGCGGTCCCTCGTACACGGTTACGGGCATTTTTACAAATAATCGGTTGGAGCGGTCCCGATATTTCTTGATTCCGTCGTTCTTGGTCTCCTCGGCAGTCGCATAGCGGGGTATAACCCGCTGTTCCCTGCTGTATTCAAAATATATCGCCCCTAACCCCGTTTTCACGTTCTGCATCAGCGGTGAGAATATCTTCTTCCTCAGATTGAGCTTATATTTCTGCCACCAGTCGAGTGCGTCCTCGATTTTGGCAGCCTCCTCTGGCGAAATCACCTCTGGGTCGAGCGTTCTCACCATCCAGACCTTCTTCTGTGAGAAAATAGCGTCCATAAGGCGGTATAATATCGCCTCGGTGAAGGTTCTTGTCAGCGGAACCGCTACGTTGGAGCAATCTGGATAGGGAAAGTTCTTCTTTTTCTTAATACCACGGAACTGTTTGTTCCATTTTTGTATCTTTTTTACAAGTTTTTCGTGGTTCTCCTTCTCTTTTAGGAGAAGTTGCTTGATATGTTGGGCAAGTACCTCCCGAACAGACCCCTTACCGCGAATTTTCTTGCTTAACTTTACGGGAACCCCCAT